TTAGCGTAAGAACTTGTTGGATCCACAAGCATTCTAACCTTGTCAACATCGTCAACAAGATCAGCCCACTCGTAATCAGCCAAGCTCAATCTTCTTCTGCTGTGCGGAGTATCAATCTGAGGAGTATCCCCATGTCTGCTCGTTCTTAATTGAGCAGCAGTTACGCCTACTTGATCGAAAAAGGCGTTCTTCCCATTAATATTTTCCACGTCAACAGAACCTCTAAGTTTACTTCCCATTTGTTGAGAAAGCATAGATACGTTAGAACTATACTGTTCAACAAAAGAAGTAGTAATTTGAATAGACATACTATTCTCCTCTTGGTTATGTTTATGTTTAAGTTAAAACGGCTGATTATCCTTGCGGGTCGAAACCTGGCTTTTACATCTTTTAGATGTTAGTCTTTCCTAATGTCTTTTGGGGTCTTGCGATTATCCCAATATTTTCAGCTATACTTGATTTTTTTTTTCTCGTAAAGCTAAAACTTCTTCAACAGCTGCTGCATGATTAGGATGGTTTTTATCCCAATACGCAGATCCAACTTGTGTCAAATTTCCTATTTCTTTTTCTATTTGAGCTGGTGTTTGATAAATTGGCCCAGAAGATTGCGTAATACTATCTTCTCCCATTTTACTTGCTAGCTCTGCAAAGGCTCTAATCATTACTGGATGATCTCCAAGTTTAGTTCCGTCTGCTAAGTTAGTATCAAATAACTCACTTGCTCCAACTGATTTTGCAAGATTAGATGCTTGACTAATTTTTTGAGGATATGCTTGACCCCATTCTTGTTTTAGTTCTTTTGTGCTGTTTTCTCTTGCCGCTACAGCTGTCGTTTCTTGTTCTTGCTGAACTTTAGACATTGCTTCATTATAAAATTTAACAACTCCGTTTGCTTGTCCAGGAAGTAATCCAAGTTTATGAGCTTGATTTGAAAAACTATTTAATGCTTCAGCATCAAAGTTATGATCTTCTGCAAGATCATATTTATATTCGCCAGGCGTTGCGGGTCTACCAAGTTTTTCGTAAACCGCATCCCAATCTTTTTCTGTTGCAAATTTGTTGGGTACTGGAATTTTATCAGCTCCAACTAATTTTTGTGCATGAACATAAGACTTTGCTAAACCTTCTATATCTTTAATATTTTCTAAAGATTTATCAGCTCTTAATTCATCAGATAGACTTTCTTTCCAATCTGTTGCAACTTTTTCTGCTGTTAATGTTGTATCGTTTGTTGGTGTTTCCGCAGACACTTGACCCGTAGGTTCAACTGCTACCTGGTTTGTTTCACTACTCATTTATCCTCCGTTGGT